TGTTGAGGTTATCATGCTATCAGTTTTTTTAGTTGTTTCCTGGCTCTGAAAAGGTAGGCCCTTAATAGGTTAGACCGGTTGCCATATCCGTTGATCTGTCGGATAATTGCTTGCTTATAATTTGGCTGTAAGCAGTTAATGGCTTCCCGGATTGAGATCCTGGTTTCTCCCGATATGATTTTTTGCAATTGGTTAGGATCCTGGTTCTCAATCGTATTTATTAATAGATCGATGTCGTCGATTGTTTTGCGCCGGTTTCGGTATTTCAAAAAGTCCAGGGCAGTGTTGGTCGCTATCTTTGCGAGCCAGGTTTTGAATAAATTATTAGGGATAAAAGTTTCTATTTTTAGGTATGCCTTTGTAAAGGTTTCCATCATTAGGTCCTCTGCATCGGTGTCGTTACCCACGATCGATTTGATCAAATAAAAGGTGGGCTTCTCATGCCTGGTAAATATCTCATTAAAGGCGTTTTTGTCTCCTGCTCTGATTTTATGCAGCGAGACCAGGTCGATATCAACCTTATCAGTCATCTCTGTGGTGATGGAATGCTTCCTGCATAAACCTGTGCCATTTCCTTTTTGCTTCCCGGTTGTATTCCATCAGAGCGGTGCGGGTCAGTTGTTTCAGGGCGAAGTCGTTGCGGTGATGATATACCCATATGATTTTTGCGACTGCCTGCTCGTAGTTGGTTGTGGATGCCTGCATAATTTCTGGCATCCAGTCGATGGCCTGGCTGGCCACCAGAAGTTTATTTTTGCTGATAAAATCTGCAGCCACGATGTTGAAACTCTCTGTGTAAGAAAGCTGCAGGCCCAGGTCCATCTTGGATATGAGTTTATGGAATTTGTCGGTGTCCATCCATGGGTGGATTACCAGTTCGTGTTCTGTCGTTTCAAAAATCTGCACCAGGTTCCGGAAGACCGGATCGTTCTCGCTGGTCAGGTGGGGTGTTATGTGAAACATCAGTTTTTTGTGCATTTTGTTGGCGGCTTCAATTGCGCAGAGTGCCTGGAAGCATTGGTTCTTTAAAATCCGGAGCGCTCCAAAACAACCGATGTGAATGCGGCTCCGCTCCCTGGTGTAATCTTCCAGCGGTTCGTGGAAGGTTATCACGTTCGGGAGGTATACGAAGGGGTGGTCCAGGCAGTTGGTCATCGCCTTATTAAAACTGGCATTGTTAAAAGAAATTACCAGGCCGCGTCCGAGTTCGATGTAATCGTTTATGTATTTTATCCCATTGCCCTCTTCCGAAAGGTAGCCTATATCGCTGTGGATCCGGACGGCCCATCTGCGGTGATGGTGTCTGTGCAACATCATAAGTTCGGCCAGTTTATGGGCGCTTACCCACAGGGCCTCTATTATAACCAGGTCTGCATCGAATGCTGTTACTTCCCGGTCTATGCTATTGCTGTCAATTACAGAAACGACCTTGCAGAGGTTCCCTTGCTCCGTTAAATAGGCGGCTACCTGGCTGGCAGAATTGATAAGGCCATATGATCCTCTGGCTGGGGAATAATGGCGATGTTTAAGGATAAATAATACTTTTTTCATTTGGATTTAGATTTGCTTTTTATTTTGGCTTCACTTTCTTCTCTTAAGATTTCGTAGTAACGCTCCTGATATACTGCCTGCTCTTTTGCCATCATAAACCGGACCAGGCATTCGTTGTAAGGGGTGAGGAGGACCTGTTCTTCTGTTTTGTTCATTGTGCTCCGAAGGAAATCGATTGAATTTAATTCTGCAAAAATACTCAATTTGTTAATCCCGGCTGCCTTCTCTTGATTCGATGGCTCCCGGTAGAGGAGCTTCTGTTCCCTGGTCACCAGTTCTCCGAGTAAATTGATCAGGGAAAGTGCGACCGGGTATAAATTAATCACGGTGCAAGTTAGAACCTTTTTTCCGAATATCAACGCTTTTCTGTCGTCCCACTTTTTTCCTGTGTGGATCGGATAAAAAAATCCGTCCATTGTCCGGAGGATCATTGCATAATCATCCTTTTCTGGTTGCGCCAAGAATAGGCGCTGTGCGTAGCAAAGTTTATCAGAAAACTCCTCCAGCGTTTTGGGTACCGAGTGCTCCTGGAAGCCGATAAATATTTTTTCCGGGACGGGAAGTTCGACCAGGCCGTCGGCGACCCGATCGTATGTCGGCTGGTGTTTCATCATCTGCAGCAGGGTCAGTTTCTCGATGGGGATTATCCGTGCCATACCTGTGCGCCTCCTCCACTGTAGCTTTCTAAGAATGAATATCTTCCGGCATCAATTTCGTGATTGAAGGCGTCGATCGGGATGCCAGCTGTCTTATCACTCCAGATGTAATTGTTGAATTCCTTTGCCAGGTTGGGGGAGTCTTCGGTGATAATGTGCTGGTAGTTCTGCATTATCTTAAGCGCTTGGGGGACGGTCCACTTCTGTTTGTTGGTTGGTTTGATGTTGAAATATTTCTTTAGTTCGCTGATCATCCTGGCATCTGCCGAGTCGGCAATGATCAGGTCATTTCGTTTGCAGTGCAGTCCGACCAGGGTCTTTAGGTCGTCGGTGCTGTTCCCGCTCTTGTAGATCTTCTCCTGCCAGTATACTTTTTTACGTTTTTCGTCGACTGCCATTTTTACCATTGCGTCCGGTGCATTAAATCCGAAGTCCAGACCGAAACTGTAAGGGAGGCTGGTATCAAAGGCTCCGTATGTCCAGTTCTTAAATATCGCGCCTTCGAGCTTTCCGAGTTCTCCCATCCCATAAACCTTCCACCAGTTCTCAAATTCGGGTTTGTCTTTCTTTAGCAGGATGTTCTGCAGTTCGGCATATGGGAGGTATGGGTTGTCCAGGTAGCTGGATTTGATTAAAACGTGGGGGATGTGCGGGAGGACCTTTTCGTGGAGCCAGAACTCCTGGTCCGGGTTAAAGTCCAGGATCGTTATTTCGCTCCTGGAGAAGAGCTGGTCGAAAACCTCATAGGTGATCTTGTGGTTTGCCTCGTTTACGAATAGGATTTTGCGCCGGGGTCCGTGGGCCATTGCCAGGTTTCCTTCCACTCCGTAACAGTTGATTTCTGATTTTCCGATGTGGTAGACCGGCTGCATGGGGGAGCTTTTCACACGGCTCACGTTTTCGCCGAATGTTTCCAGGATATCATCAAAGTTGGCGATCGCTCCGAGCTTAAGATGTGGCAAGGCATAGCTGCTGAAGGTCGTTTTCATGGCTGGACCTTCTTTTAGCGCTTCGTAGATTGCCTGGAGGATGCTGTATGTCTTGGAGGATCCCTGGCCTCCCTGCTCCACAATCAATCGAGGGCCAATTCCGAGTATCGCATCAGTTAGTGCCTTCGCCGTCTGTCGGAAGACGCTTGTCAATTTTACTAAGCTCATCCTTCATTCTCTTAAATTCGTTTGCTGTTTCGCTGGAGTCAACCATGAAAATTGTTTCTTTGTTTTCCACTTCTGCCTGGATAGTAAATTTGTTACGAAATCCCATCATTTCGTTGATCTCTCTCTGCATTGCCAGGGCTGCTTTATAGTCCTGGATTTTTAAACAATTGGCAAAGAGAAAGTTAAGGCGCCGGAGGGCTTTTCCGAATTCTTCGCTGTGATGGGCCAGGGCATCCTTCTCAAAAAGTTTGTAAGCCTCGACTAGATAGTTGTCCAGGGTCCGGTCAGAAATTCCCCACTTCAATTTCTCCGAGGTGTACTGAAGAATTTGGGGGCCGGTTAATCCTTGCATTAATAGTTCGGCGACTTTTATAATTCGCTGAATTTTTTCTTTTTTAGTTGGCTTCTGGCTGATCCGAATATTTGGATCTACAGGAATGTTTTCCTGGGGTTGTGGTGATGGTTTTTCTTCCTGGTCACCTGGTTCTAATTCATTCATTTATTTGTGTTTTATTTGGCTACCTGGAGTTGCAAAGGTACGCTATCTTTTTATTTTCCGACCATACCGGGGTCGGAGTCATGGTCGGAAGGGTCGGAATATATACAAAAAACGCGGGGTATCAATAAGTTATAATTCCGACCCAGGGTCGGAATGAGGGTCGGAATTTTACTTAATTAGCGAAAGATAACGCAAAATAAATCGTTTGAGTTATTTAAAAAAAGTATCAGCTACAATTGCATTTAAGTACCAATGCTCTTCTCCTTTCCTAAACTCTAATTTTCTATCAACAATTTTAACATCGATTCCATGCCAGTCTTTTATCATATCTCTGTACTTTAAATTCTTTGCTAACTGCGATATTCCTGAGTTTTTAATATTTACGATATCTCCGATCGAAGGTACTTGTGTTGAGCTGTAATCAAAACCTGCGATCAAATGCGGTTTTTTATTAAAACAAGTGATTCGTATATTCATATCTGTCTATTTATTTGTTTGCTTTCTTAAATGCGTCCCGGATCCATCCCGCATGAAATTCGAACAGTTCCCGGCTGTTGGTTATTGTCGTCTGCTCGATCCTGGGATTGCTCGTAAAGTTAGCGGATCCTTCCATAACTAAAAAATCATGCCCATTGCTGAGGCATGTCACTTTCGCGTGGTTCATAAAGGCCTTAAACTTCTGGCCTCGCTTGATCAGCTCCGTGATCAGGAGTGCGTATGTCACGGCTTCGCGCTTCTTGAAATAATCTCCGGTGATGAATGTTAGGTTCTGGATTTTCCCGGCATCGTATAGGTCCATCAGTTCCATTGCGTTGCTTCGGTTCATGGTCCAGGTGCTCATGTAGGTTTCTGTGCTGCCGTCCATCAGGCGTATCAGGATCGGGATAAATGTCCAATAGTCAAATTTGCCGTTGGTGATGTAATGTATCGATTCTCCTGGCAGGGGTATTTCTGTTATGACGTCTTCGGCTCTTTCTGTCTTCATGCCGGATCGCATCCGGAGTCGGAGGTC